GTCGCTCAGTCGGTTGATAAAGGCATAGGCATTCCCGCGCAACACCAGATGCCCCATCAGCATTTCGCGGAACTCGAATGCGGTCTGCCATTCGTTCGGGCGAATGTTCAGCAGGGACTGCAGGTAGTGCCGTTCGGCTCGCGTCTTGCCCTGGCTGTTTTGCAGATACACGTGGCCGGGCAGCTGCGCCAGACTTTCGGCCAGTACCCGCACGCACGCATATACGGCCATGCACCGCATCGCAGCTTCAGGCGAGATATCAATTCCTGTGGACGACGAGTGTCCGTCCATCAGGCGTTTTTCCAATTCGCGCGAACTGGTGATATCGCCGGATGCGCTATTGCGCCACGGCCTGAGCATTGATCCGACCGATCGCCAAAAACTCATGGTTTGCTACACAATCAAGACGCCGCGCGTCTCGTAAATCGATTCGCCTGTTGCCAAATCCGGCGTGGCCTGCAATCGGACCATCGCGATGACCATCGCGGCGAACGGGTCGATCTTGTCGGCGCTCTTGCGCTTCGACGGGATTACGGGCACTTTGTCCAGGTGATCGGCCAGCGTGCCACCGACCGGAAGCCGACCGTCGAAGTGTGCCGCCGCATTGCCCACCGCCCAATTCAGAACGGGGTTGCTCCCGTGGATGATCTTCCGCAGCTTGATCCGTCGCAGCAGTTCCTTCGTCGCAGCGGATAGGTTGTTGAACGTCTGCGTCACAGGCACAACAAACTCGTCGCCGTAATCCCGTTGAAGTTCCTGCGCAAAGTGTGTTGCGCCCGCAGGGTCGTAAGCCAGTTCCTGAATGGGGTAGATCGCCTTTAGCTCGTCGATCTTCGCGCGGATGGTCGCGTAGTCGATTTGATCGCCAGCCGTCGCGGTCAGTGCATCGTTCGGCAATCGTGACCAAACGTCGTAAGGCACCTTTTGCCGCGCTCGTCGAACGATCTTTACTTCGGGACACCAACTGAAAGACAACACCGCGATTTCTTCGTTGTCCAGGGGGAACAGCAATGCGAGCGACGACAAATCCTCGTGTGAGGACAGGTCCAGTCCCGCCATGCACGGTTTGCCCCTGAGCGATTCGATGTCCAGTGTTCTATCGCACGCCGCCCACGCGCCTGATGGCACGAGCGTGATATCTGATTTCGTGCGTTGATTTAAATGCAGCCGCCGAAAGCCATTTTCAGCAGCGGGGTTTTCCTGCGCTTTTTTGCAGGACTCTGCCAAGCTGCTCATCGACACACTGATATTGATGTTCGGGTTTGCTTTTTCCCACGATTCCGGCTGGGTCCAATCTTCGTCTCTGCCAGCCTCGTAAATGACTGGCAGGAATGTCGGGTCGAAGCCCTGCTTCTGTTCGTCGCCGCCGTTGTCCCGGACTCGGCAGGCGTGTTCGTAGACTTCGTTGCAGACGCTTTCCCGCTCGTAGTCGGCAGTGGTAATCATCACCAGCAGCGGCTGTGCGCGGACCTTTTTCGCCATCGCGGTCTCGAACACTTCCATGAGGTCGCGACTTTCCTGCACGTGCAGTTCGTCGACCACGGTGATATGCGGGATTCCACCGTGCTGGCCCGCTGCGTCCGCAGGGATAACTTTCACGAATGTGAGCGGGTCTTCATTCAGGACCAGCGATTTCATCCCGGCTGTTTGATCCCCACCGTAGATTTTCACCGCCTCCGACAGTCGTTGATCTTGCTCGACCATCCCGCGAGCGTTGCGGAAAAGAAACCCGGCCTGTTCGCGTTGACCCGCCGCGAGATAGTTCTGCGCGCCCGGCTCGCCGTCGTTGAATAGCCCGTACAGCACGATGCCCGAGGCCAGCGGTGTTTTGCCGTTGCCGCGCGGCACGTAGAAAAGTGCCTTGCGGAATCGGCGGACGATGCGCCCCTTGTCGTCGACCCGTTTCCAGCCGAACAGATTGCCGATGAACGCCGCCTGCCACGGACGAAGGATGAACGGTTGCCCGCGCGTCGAGCCTTCGATGTGTTTCAGGTTGTCGGCGAACCAGTTGATCGCGTGCATCGCCGCCGTGTGATCCAGATACGCACCGATCGCGCCTGCCTGCGACCATGCGTCATAACCGGGAATACCTTTCAGTATCGCCTCGATTTCCGTCTTTAGTTTCTGATTCACTGCGCGATTTTGAGTATCGGTTGAATACCACGTTGCGGCGCGTCGTCTTCTTCGTGAACGCCCTTAATCGTCTGAACTCGCGTCCTGCTCGCGGGCGTCAGACCCATTTCCTGTTCGAGCCTGTTCAAATCACGTCCAAGTCCTTCGTAGCTGATTAGATTGGGGTGTCGTGAAAATCTCTGATTGCCCAGCTTGTCCACCGACTCGAAAATTTCATCATTCGTGTCGAGCCATTCAGCCAGCTTCCACCATCGCACAAGGCCATGACAGTAACGGGCGAGCGATTGCCCGCAGTCCTTTGTCAGCACGCCGGGAGCGATGATCTTCACCGTCGCGTCCCAAACCTTGCGTGCTGCTGGCGACAAGCCTTTGGGTCGTGCTGGTGCGCCGTTAGCGGGCTTCGGTTCGTTCGGGTTCGATTTGCCGCGCCAACTACCCCGTGCGTTGAGCATTGCGGTTGGTGTCGGTGCAGGTCCGCGTCGTCCCATGTTTAATTCGGCCTCCGCAGCCCGCCATCTTCGCGCACTGTTTTTTGCGAGTGGTGAGACTTGCAAAGCGTCTGCAGATTCGTCGGGTCCAATCGCAATCGTTCGTCGCCACGGTGTGGGACGATGTGATCTACCTCGTCGCCAGCCACGACCTTGCCCTGCGTCCTGCAATCCACACATAGCGGATTGGCCTGCAGGTGTTCCGCGCGTAATGCCTGCCAGTCGCGACCATATCCACGGGCAGACGCCGAAGGGCGTCGGGAATGCCAGTGGGGGTTCGCGGCTCTCGATCGCTGTGCGTGCGTCCTGGGCTTCGTGGGCATTACGGCGACTCGGTGCCCCGATGCACTGCTTGAACGAATGACACGCGCCGGACAAACAGCCGGTCACGTTCGCCGCCTACCCATCGGTTCAACTCCATCCAGTGCGGATCGCGCGTGTTGTCCGCGATTTCATCCATCGCGGCGGTGAGGAAAGTCCACCCCACGGTATTGCTTGTGATTACGAGCGATGCCCACGGGCGCTGCCCGGCAACCGTGGTCTCGCCTTTGAGCCATTGAAGTCCATCGGTAGGGCTTGCGGGCAGGGTCAGGCGGACGATGAACACGGCGCGGCTGTCAGGGTCCAGCAGGCTGCGCTTGATCGTCAACGTCAGCACTTCTGGCAGCGCATTGGCTATGCCGTCAATCACCACCGAGGACTGCCAGCGTGTCGAAGTCGGAACCTCGATTACGTCGTCGTCGGTCCCGTCTTCGCCAGTTCCATCGTAGTCGGCAATGATCGTCGGGTTGTTGGTTGTGACGTATCGGTTTCCGTCTGTCAGTGGGCGTTCGGCGTGTATCTGTTCGAGCTTTTCGGCTTGACCTACGGTGAGGCCGTTGCCCGACACGTTGCCGGTTGCGTCTGTCTTCAGTTTCCACGCTGGGTTAATCAAAATCTTCTCAGCCGTTGCGGTGGAAGTTTCGTCGACGATCGCCGCCTTTGTGGGGCGCTGGCTGTCGACGTATTTCAGGTTGTCGTTTCCCACGCCGGTGTAACCGAGGCCCGCGAACGCATCGCCGACGCCATCGCCGATCGCGTCAAGCCCGCGTAATGCAGCGTCAGTGAATCGCCACGCCATTAGTAGGACTCCAGCATCGTATCCACCTTGTCGGTCACGGCTTTGGTTGATCCGGCGTCGTCCGCAATCCCACTCAACTGCGTATCTAAGTCCGCGTCGGCTAATCCGATTGCCGATCGGATGCCAGCGGCATTGAGCGGCGCGCTGTAGGTGAACGTGGCCATGCGCGTGGTGATCGCAGCGTCCAGATTGTCCAGATTCCCGGCGCGTAGCGTCGTGTAGTCAAGTCGCAGATTGCCCGTATCCGTCTTCACCGCCGCCAGGTCAGCAGAGAGGGATGCGCCGGCCGGTGCGCCGAGGCGAAGGAAGGCGTCGCCGGTCTGGGGCGTGTTGCCCGTATACGTCGTCGTCGTGTCGGTCAGCGTGACACGCGTTACGTGGCCGCTGGCGTTGATGCCTAGCGCGGGGAAGTTTGTTGGGAATGCCTGCGTAAGCACGTACCCGGTCTTGTCGTTATTCGTCGTCACGGTCACGCCGGATGTCACGCTCGCGACCGACCCGGCCACATTGCCCCCGACGTTGCCCGTCACGCTGGCAACTGCGCCGCCTGCAAACGCGATCGTCGGGTCGCCGACGTAGACCGTCCCGGTCGCCGCCGTATCGCTGGCGTTGGTGCTGGCCAGGAATACCTGCACGCTGTCGCCGCTCAGCACGTAGAGCGTCAGCGGGTCGGGTAGCATTTCGCGGGTCGAGGTTGCCAACCGCTTGGACCACGAGTATCGGGGACCACCAAAGGCGTTGCCGCCGCGCGTGATCTCGACGTCGACCGTCAGTGTCGCCGCCGCCGAG